TCTGTACTTCTCGGTCAAAGATGGCTGTGTTATCTGCTTGCTTGCGTCGAATGGATGCAAGTTTTCTCATTGCCCAATCTGCTTTTGAATCGTCATCAACAATAAACGGTTCACGGGCTGGTTCTTCAATGATTTCAAAATCATCAACTGGTGTTACTTCTAATGCGTTGTCCATGTGGACTCCTCTCGTTATGGGAGAGGATACTAAACCCTAGTTTAGTTTGTCAAGTACCTACAACCCGATTACTTGTCCAACATACACGGAGGCACCGACAATGGTTGAAATCATGAGAGCGCCAACTGTTCGAACTACCCACTCGGAGCGGGACTCCATCTTTTCAAGACGGTCCGTAATGTGTGCCATGGCTTGAGCGAATCTTTCGGAGTCAGAATCATAGACATCTTTGCGAAGATAGGTCTGACCAACATTGAGATTCATCTGCTTGACTTCCATTGTCAAGTCATCAAGCCGACGCATAATCTCTCCTAAACTTGGTTTCACCTCTTCGCTCATTTTTTATGCCTCGTACTTCGGGCGAGCAATACCCATGATTAGTTTGTAAGGTCTTTTCTTTAAGAAAGTTCCATCTCCGTTTGATTGACTTCCCTTTCCATCACCACTTGTATTGCCTTCGTAAACTTGTAAATACTTTAAGGTTGTGTTGTTCCATTTTACAATACCAACATGGTCAGGCTGTGCATCTTCATCGAACTGGAAAAATGCAATATCTCCAGCCCTTGCTTGTCCGACTGGAACTAATTGACCTTTACTTGCAAACCATTTCAAACCAGCATCGCATGAGGCAAAACCTTTTGCAGATTGAGCCGCGACTAGAGGGGATAGACCAGCCTCCTTGAAGCACCATGAAACATACATGGCGCACCAAGGCTGGTTATTAAGTCCATACCACTTACCAAATTTTGTGTCGTTCTCGCCAGTTTCTTTGTAACCAGCATCAACCTCCGCTTTCGCGGAGGTCAAGACTTTTTGGACTGACATTTATTTTTTCTTTGCTTTAATCTTTTTGACAACTGCCTCAGTTACTCCGTCGGCAATCTTGCCAAACGCCGCATCTTGAGGATTAGCCGCTCTGATGGCAACGGGAAGAACGGCAGAAACGCCAGCCGCTAAAATTGCTTTCATTGCATCGCCATCAAGAGCAAGGATGTCCCCGCCTGTAATCATGAAGGCTGTTGTTATTGCCGCTAGGAATGAGCGTCCATACGAAGCGAGCATTGCTTTAATTTTACTGTCCATTATATTCTCCTAAGACTAGATGGATAAATTCTAACCCATGGTTTATGAACCACGGTTATTATGCTTGTTTCCCAATGATTAACAAATCTGCACCAAACGATATTAGCCAAACTGTATCGTTTGCTGTTGGGCTATAACTGCTCAAATACTTAACTCTAGGCAAAGTGTTTGCCCCTCCAGCAATTTGAACATCAACACTATTGGGACTGACATTTACAGTCACAACTTTTGCTTGGCGAAGCCTTAGATTTGGCAAACTGACATCGCCTTTTATTTGATTTACAAGGTAAGCCAAGTCCATCAGAATCTCCTACTTCTGCCAATTGCGTTCATCGTACCCTTGGCATCTAGGGGTATCGTGATTGAGTCTAGGGTCAAAATTTTGTCTACGCCAACTGGAGTGCGGGTGATTTTTACTAGGTCGTAAACATCATGGGCAGGGTTCACTATTTGGTCCCATGTAATTTTCTCAGTTGAGCCTATGACTTTCTTTAACTCAGCCTTAGCCGCCTCGGTTGCCTCGGCAACTGTTAGCACCGTTGGACTGCTCATAAACTTTACAACTTCACCGTAGGTTTTGCGGTAGGTGGGTGAACTCGGGTTATCGTCAAAGGCTTCACCAATTACACCAATAGATAAGTTTGTTCCCTCTCCTGTAAATATAACCCCATTATAGGACTCATCAATACTAAGAGAACGATTGATTTGAATTAAGATTGAATCAGCGCCGTCGGTATATGTAGCAACTGGTAATCCCAAGTCAGGGTCAGGGATTGGTCTCATACGGGCTGTACCGTTCTCATCAAAATATAAATCCATAGAAGCGGACTCAGCAATCTTCAAAGCCTCACGCCATGGGTCTGAACTTTGGTCAAGGGTTGGGTAGAGCAAGGTTGTAACTTGTCCCGTTGCAGGAAATATTGTTTTGACTTGCGGGTATCTAAACTTCAAAATTTGTTCGATAGCGGTTTCTTTGGCTGTTCCATTCTCAATATAAAACTCATGATTTGTAAATTTAGCCCGAGCAAGAAGCAAACTTCGGTCAGAGCCTTTAACTGCAATTTTTACACCTTGGGCTGTATCTGTAATTTCTACACCTGTAATCACAAATACTCCAAGAGGAACTAATTCTTCCGTACCGTCAGGAAAGACAACCCCGCGGTAAAGTTTGATTTCTCGGTTATATGGCAGAAAGATTGCCGACCTATTATTTTGTGGGACTAAAGTTCCATCTTTATCTATGAACTCAAGGGAACACTCTCGCCTAACTGAACGGCGGTTGTCAATGCTTACGCTTCCTGAAATTGGTTGAGCGGTACTAATAATATTTCCGTTTGAAACATCAAAGACTTCAACCTTTACTTTAGTTACATGAGATTTTTTTACGGTCTCTTTGAATAAAGCCGAGACTGGATACATTATGGGGCATCAACTTCGAAGTAAGTTATTTTTACACTTCTAATCAAACCATCTATCTTTCCTGATTCTGTCCAGTTTCTATCTACAAAGCGAACATACTTCAAACGGGCAAGTGGGTCTCGAACTAATAGAGTTCCCTGATAAACAAGAACTGGATACAACGCATCCCATTCATCTTCTCCTTGAGTTGTAATTTCATAGGTGCCATCAATTCCATAAATAGATTGAGATACAACTACCGACTTAGATGCACCAAGGGGTTTGAAAACACCATAGGCTTCGACAATAGTTTGACTCAAAGGTTGTTGCACTTTAACTCCTACAACTTTTATGTCATCGTCATCAGGAGCGACAAAAGACCAAGTTAAAGGATTGTTAATCAAAAGTGGAGCCGAAGATGTATAACCCGAGGAAATAGTAGCCATTAAATATCAGCCCTCGCTTTCGCTCTATATTGAATTGTAGTATCAAGAGGAACTTCATAGTCATCAATCTGAGCAATTTGTGAAGTATTAGCCGAGACTGGACTGTTACGGATAGCAGTAAATACAGTTCCACCATCCACAGAACGCTCTATATCAAACTTGAACTCACTAAAACCACCGCGGGTAAATACGGCTTCGTCACCTGAGTGAAAAGCAATCTTATCTACATAGTGAACTCCGCTAGCACTTGCGCTAATAACTTTTACAAAAACTTGAGCATGGGTAGCGGTTGGGGGTGCTAAAACCGTTGCACTTGCGGTTACAAAAGCCGAACTGGTTGCGCTAACTGCTGTTCCAAAAGTTGTGCTAATTGTTGTGCCTGTTGAAGTGAGATAACGAATACCAACTGCACAATCACGGGTTGTGCTACCTGCCTTAAAATCTGCAATGGCAGAAAATTCTTGGTTTGCTGAGACTACAAATTTTGTACCAGTAGTCGTTGAAGCCGTGGCATCTCCTGATGCTGTTGCTGTAATTTCAAGTGATGCAGTTCCGATAGAGAACTGAGCAGTCGAGCGAAGAATTGAAGAGTTTGATACCGCAATCCATCCAGTTGTATTAGTTTCAAGTGAGGCTTGATTAGCACTTAGAACATTTGTTCTACCGAAAACCGTAAGGCTTACTGCCTCAATATTAGTATCGTATGAGGCGGTAATAAGTGGGGTAGAGGGAGCATCAACATCAATAACAAATTGGCTGAAAGCATAATCACTAAAATAGTTAGAACCGTTTAATAATTGAGCAACTTGAACATAGGCTCTAAAAGTTGTTCCATCGGCTAAGTCAGCCTCAAGAGTTTGACCGTCGTTACCTGAAGTTACAACTCCAGTCTCTACTGACGGTGTTGAAGTTTCAGGGTCAAAACCTACGGCGTTGTAAGTAGCGGCATCAAAAATTTTTACTTCATACGCGCTTTGTGGGTCTCCATCTACATCAGCATAAGTCCAAGTGACTGAAGGAAAAGTAGTATCTGTGATAGTTCCACTTGGCGCTGTGACTGTAACGGTTGGTTGAGTTGTAGTTTCTACATCAATAAAAAGAGCAACAAGTTCAGCACGGTCACCGCTTATTATTGCGTTGTCTGTAAATTTAACAACTAAGTTATCAATTAAGGTTTGAGTCCAAGCCTCACCATTTGGAGCGGTTGTAAGTTTCAAGGCGGTATCAAGGGTCGTAATTGTCAAAGTGTTTGCTTTAGTAAATGGAACTGAGTAGTAAACCTCTCTACCATTTCGGTCTGTAATAACTCCAAGGCTTAACTGAATACTGCCAGTAGTTCCTATCGTGGCGCGAGCGCGAAGATTGACAAACGCAACTTTTTCAGTAGCCGCTAAAGTTGTTGTTCCAAACTCTGCTTCATAAGAAATAGGAACTGTCGTGCTAGTGCGTTTAACAAATGTTGCGTCACTATTATCGGCAAGCGCCGCATGAACTGAAGCCGAGCCACCTGTAATAGTAAAAGAACCCGCGTTGTTCCAGTTTGCGTCGGGGCGAAGTACATAGGTAGCCATTATTTGTTAGCCAATTCTTTTGCCAAGATAGCGAATGTTTCTTGAATCCTCTTTGTAATAATGTCAGCCTTCTCATCTTGATTTGTAGCACCTGTTGTATCAACATTGACTACAAACGCGCCCTGCTCAATGACTATATTGTTTCCGCCGACTCCTCTAAAACTTGCCTCTGCATCGGTGATTTGAGCAATACCAGCCTGAGCGCTTGCAATCTTTTGACCGAACGCCGCCTCTGAACCGAACTTACCAATTGCCGCTCCAGTAAATGCAATTGACTTTTGAATCTCATTTATTTGTGCAATTGCCTCAGCGCCTCCACCAAGAATTGACGCCGCGATTTGAGCGCCCTTGATTGGTCCTGATTCAACTAAATCTTTAATTGCACTTGCATCTAAACCAAGGGCTTGTAGTTGAGTTATCTGACTAGCAAACTGTTGGCTCTTATTGAGCCGAGTCCGCATATTTTCAATAAGAGATTTTGCTTTAGGGATAAAGCCATCAGGTAGTTCTATGCCTTTGAGTCCAGCAAAACCCATAATTGTGTCTTTAAGTGAATCTGCAAAATCTTTAGCCGCTTGTTGTAGGTCTGACAAAACATCACGGATTGATTCAATACCTGCCGCCATTGCTTCACGAACTTTTTTCATTAAATCTGCTTGGTCCTGAATATCACCCAAAGCATCATCAGTAGTACCTGTACCTGCTTTATCGGCATTGTCTTTTTCTTTTTTAAGAATGTCTCCAAAACCAAGACCTTCTTTAAGACTATCTTGAATTTTTCCAATAAAGTCGCCAATGCCATCTGCAACATTGCCAGCAAAATCTGTTGTATCTGCAAACGCTAACATCTGAGTTGATAGGTTAATTAAATAATCACCAGCCGCGTCAGCCTTATCAGCCACGCTATCAATAAATTTTCCTACTGTTCCTGCAAAATCGAACTTAACTGCTTCACCAAGGGAATCAATCATTGTTCCTAAAGCGGCTGATGCTGTCTTTGCTCCACCAACTAAACCTGCAATAAGTTTGGCACCGTTGTCTTGATTTCCAAATTGTTCAACTTTAACTGCAAACTTAGTAAGAGTTTTCTCTGTTGCCCTTAATCCCTTTTCAACTGAATTTCCAACAGTAGATATACCATTTACTGTATTTGTAATACCGTTAATAATTCCATCAAACATTTTAGAACCAAGCCCAACGCCTAATTTAGTAATTCCAGTTATTGCATTTCTAGTGGCATCAAGTCCTGAACCTAAGGCTTCCGCAACCATTGGACCTATCTTCGGAACCTTAGAGAATATCTTTAGAAGCGTACGAACGAAACTTGTGACAGCATCAAAAACATCCCCAAGAAAACTTCCAATACCTTCTGCAACTTTATTTAATACACTAAAAATACCCTGACCGACACTACCAATAGCGGATAGAACCTTCAAGAATATATTTTTAACTCCGCCAAACAAATCATTAAATGCCCCTACTAGGTCAGCAACCGCACCAATAACAAAAGCAAAGACTCTAACTATCCCCTCAACGACCAAAGAAATCACTTTGATAATCGCGTTAAATACTGTCTTGACTACATCGTAAAGAATTCCTTGGGCTTCCATAAACATAATAAAAGCGTCAATAACAGATTTAATTTTTTCTAATACAAATTTAGCAAAGGTAAGAATTACATCAATTACAAACTCAAAAACTTTTGCAATTACTTCTCCAAAGAAACCTAATACTCTCATAAAAGAAGCAAAGGCTTTTATTAGATAACCAATCTGTTTTACAATTTGAGCAAAAACAGCAATAACAGTTTGAACGACAAAGTTAAAGACAGTTTTTACTACGCTTGCAAATTGTTTATTAGTTTTCATTAAAATAGTAAATGCGACTACTAAGGCGCCAATAATCATAACAACTCTTAGCATTGGGTTGTTAGTCATAGCGGTGTTCAAGGCTGTCATTGCACCAGCCGCATCAATCATAACAAATGACATAGCCGCTGTATAGGCTGTAAATACTGCTTGAGAAATTGCAATTGCTACTAAATAACCCTTGTAGATTAACAAAGCGGCGCCGACTGCCATAATTACAATTCCTAAAGCCTTAAAGTCCGATGAAAATTGTTTTACAAAACTTATGGACGCCGTGATTATATTGGCAACAAGCCTTATAGCCTTTGCAAGAACACCTGTCGCTAAAGCCGATACCTCTGTCAATACTGCGCCTAGTTGTTTAAGTATTGGCAACAAAGGTGTAAAAGCAGTTACTAACTGTGCTATTGCCCCTCGTATTTGAGGAGATGTTACGGCTAGGGTAAACGCTGTAAAAATTAAATTAAACTTGGCTAGTGTTGTAAAAAACCCTTGGAAAAATGGAGCGGCTTGGGCTAAAGACTTACCCGCTTTAATGCCAAAAAAAGTAGCAAACGCGGCGGCAACTGGTAATACTTTTTCCATGTTGCCAGCAATTTCATTAACACTTAATTTACTTTTATCTAATTTGTCAATAAAGTTTCCGATGCCGTCTAATAATTTTACAAATGGGTCTGCTAATTTAGTTAGTACTTTTTCTAAAGCATCAAGAACTTTAGAAAAAGTTCCACCACCTTGTGAGGCTTTTGTAAATTTAATTGATAAAGCGAGAAGAGATAAAATTATGTTGCCAAAAGCGTTGTATAATCTTAACCCAACTGCTTCTTGTACTTTTCTAGTTTGGTCACCTAATTCTTTTAATGCTCGAGCGGGACTCGTTATTGCCAAAGCATAAGAATCTTGTACTCTCTTGCCTTCTTTTAATATAGCATTAAACATTGCTTGTCTTTTTTCTGCCTGACTTAATTCATTAGCACTCTTACCTATTGTTTTTCCATACGCTCTAAAGGCTTCTTCGGCGCTGATAGAGATATTTAATGACATTAACTGTCTTGGTATTGCTCTTGAAATAGATTGTGTCAAAGTTTGTAAGGCGTCAGCAGAACTTACACTTGCCGTAACAGATAAGTCTTGAGCAAGGGTGGCTAATTCAGTAACTTTACTTAAATCAACATTTGCTTGAGCAAGTTTAATAATTGCTTTTTGAGAAGCCACCGAAGATAATCCAACTTTTTTAATTGACTCAACCGCTTTTTCAAGTTCTGTATATCCATAACGGGTATTTTTACCAATAGCCTGTAAAGCAATATCTAACTCTGCAACTTCAGCGGCGGCTTTGAATGACTTAACACCAAAAGCAATTAAAGCGATAGATGCGGCGGCGGCAATACCGCCAAGTGTTGTTAATGTTGAATTAAGTTTAGTAGCCGCACCTTGAAAATTTTCAGCACTTTTCGATGCTTCTTCTAAACCTTTTGTGAATTGAGCAGAATCAGCGGTGAGGCGAGCGCGGACTTCCATGGTTGGTGACTCAGCCATTTATCTCCTAGCCTTCGCTCTTCTCTCGGCTTTTTCGCGTTCCTTTTCTTTTACAAGATAGAAAGCGTTCCATTCGGTCAATTCCATACTGCTAAGTGGGCGGTGGGATTTACTTCCGTATAGAAGTTCTCCCACCGTCCTACCTAACTTTTCTGCTAGTTCGAAAAGAAACCGTCTCTCAGGATTCTTTAGGAAATCGAGCCTGTGCTTGGTCTACCGCCTTGTCACCTAGACCTGAACTGCCAAGAGCCTTTGTTGCCAAACGCTCAATGACTGCGCCATTC